GGAATGTGGTTAGTTCTACCCCACCTTCCGGGTCTTGGGAGACGTTTCGAATGGATCGCGTTAAGATTGATGAGTTTCCGTATGCGTTTACTACGCCTCCGGCCATCAAACCGTTCCCTGGCATCAATCAAGCTGCTCAGGGTCTTAGCCTGCTTACTCAGGTACTTCAGAAGTGGCGTTAGCCACAGAGGCAGAAATGTCCAACATCGTGCTCAACAGCAAGACTTATGCTGGTATCGGGTTCAATCAGAACGGCCAGTCTGTGTTCAAAGAATCGAGCGCAGGCGTGCCTTCCGGCTTCAGCTACCTCACCGAGAAGGTGAACGCTGGTACCGGAACCGCTGACTCCAGCATCAAGTGGAATCTGAGCATCCCCGTGATTGCCACGGAAGACAGCGATTGCTCTTGTGCGGGATCCCTCTTGCGTACGTATTACGCACGTGTTGAGGTAACAATCCCCGCAGGGAGCACTGCTGCCGAGCGGACTGACCTTCTGGCTCGGGTTCAGAATCTTGTCGACACTACGCAATTTGCGGACAGTGTCAGGGATCTAACCCAGACCAGTTAGCCTACTCCGCTTAAACTCTTTCTTCATAATCTTGAATAGGAGTCTTCCTTATGACCGCAATGAAGCGGCATAAACAGTGGCACCAACATGATGTAACGTCACGAGTACTTAAAGCTGCTCAGACGTCTATCGGTTTATCCGATGATCTCTCGCAGTTGGTCAATGCATCCTGCCCAGACCCAGTCACCTTTAGTAGCCCTGAATCCTTCAGGGAGGCGTACTGGCGGGCGGAGATGTGGTCGAAATACCCCTTTGAACTCCAAGGGATTGACCGTAAGGCTTCAGCTATTTTGAAGTTTTATGAGTATGAGTCGCGTTGCCGCGATTCGAATGAGCGGCTGGCAGATCTGTGGAGCCGGCCGATTCCTGAACGGTATCGGTCGATTCTTCGATCTGCTCAGTCCTTACTCGAGCACCTTTTCTGCGGATTTTCTGCAGACGAGATAGTCGCGTGCGTTGGCTGGGGTCCCGGTGCAACAACTTCAATGCGCCGGGCTCAGGCTACACCTCAGAATAAGTGGGTTCTTGCTTCCCACATTACAGAGGCCGCGTTGCCTTATTATTATGCCTTCCAGCGGTGGTCCGGGTGGGTATGTCCCACTCCGGTCATCGTTGGTGGCAATAAGGTGACTACCGTGCCCAAGAACGCGAAAACCGACCGAACGATCGCCATCGAGCCTGACTGGAATATGTTTTTCCAGCTGGGCCTTGGTGGCGCGATCCGACGGCGGTTACAACGGACATTCGGGCTTCTTTTCCCGAATGCTCAGGAGGTCAATCGGCTTCTGGCTCGCGCCGGTAGTCGGGATGGCTTCCTGGCAACACTGGACCTTTCGGGGGCCAGTGATACCGTTTCGCTTTCTTTGGTAGATGCGCTTCTTCCTCAAAACGTGAAGCAGCACGTGTTGCTATTAAGGTCCCCTCACGGGGAGCTTGATGACGGCTCGTGTGTTACCTATGAAAAAGTTTCGTCCATGGGTAACGGTTACACGTTCGAGCTTGAGACCGCGATTTTCTATGCGATCTGTAGAGCCGCATCTCATTACGCCAGAG